TATGCCGATAAAGGTTATATCGGCAAAGAGTTAAATGAAAAACTAAAGGAACTCGATGTAGATTTGATTACAACAGTTCGAAAAAACATGAAGTCGAAAGCCATGTCAGCCTTCGATAGAGCCATGTTATCAAAGAGATACATCATTGAAACTATCAATGACCAGTTGAAGAATATATCTCAAATAGAACATAGCCGCCATCGCAGTGAAACAAGTTTCATGCTCAACTTGATATCTGGAATAGTGGCTTATTGCTTAAAGAAACAGAAGCCGTGTATAAAACTATCAGCAGATGTATTTGGTATGATGCCAGACTAATAAATGGCGATGCTTAACCAGATCTCAGGTTAATTAATTCATCAATTTGGCAATCACACATGCTGACATGGTTAGCAAGTTTCGATAAAGCGGGTGAATTACTCGATAAATGTGAAGGTAACGTCAAGGCTGCTTTTGCAATGATGTTAAGTAATAGATTGTATTTTTTACATCAAATTCACTTAGACCAAAGCATCGATAATTTATCCAGGCGTTTCAATATTGCCAACCCTAAATTACCCTTAGCCTTTACGGGTGACGCTCAAAATTGGGGTTTTAAAATTATCAGCATAGCGCGCCCTCTAGAACTAAGCTTTGAAATGGAGGCCATCTCATGAACCACTTAATTAAGCGTATTAAAACGCTACAAAACTTGGCGAACATTGACCAGGACGCACATAAACAAAATGTCAAAGATGTGAGCATGGGCCGTACAGATTCATGTGCCAGACTTGATGACCCTGAAATGCATATTTTGATTCTCCGTTATCAAAATATGGCACCAAAGAAACAAGGTAAACAACAATTACCGCCGCAGCTAAAAATGATTTATAGCTTGTGGGGTCAATTACATACTGCGGGCCTTGTGAATACAAACTCAAAACAAGCCTGCGATACCTTTTGTGAAAAGTACCTAAAAGGTAAAACATTAGCGCAAAGCGCAGCACAGTGGCACAACATTATTGAGGTATTAAAAGCCTGGTTAAAACGTGCTGAAAAACACCCACAAAATAACACTGAAAACGGTAGCGAGGTAACGACTCATGCATGATATTACAACGGACAAATATCAATTTGTGATTAACTCAGACAAAGCACAATTTACTGAGCATCATCAAAAAGCCCGTATGACAGATGATGATAGAAAAACAGGTCGGTGTATGCGTCAAATAGAAGAATACTTGGAAAATAAACGCTTATCACAAAAAGACGATATTGAATTTATGTGTGAGGAATTTACCCATGACTGATGAAGTAGCAGGTGAGTTAGACTTGCGCGCTTTACCTTATGGCCTGCGGCCCATCGTACAGCATTTGGGCGTTGAAAAAGCCATTAGCGTATTAACCAAGGAGCAGGGCCAAGTAATGTATATACCCGAGTTTCCAAATGAAGCCCATGAAGTGGTGAAATTGTTTAGTTTGAGCTTAGTCAAAGAATGGTCACAGCAATACGGCCAAGGCCCGTACCAAGTGCCAATGCTTGCTAAAGTACTCATTCAAATTCGTAACAAAGAAATATGCGCGGCCCTTGATGAGAACCGTGCAACTAAACTGGGTTTAACCAGGCGTTTTGGTATTACACGACAGCAAATAGCAAATATCTATAATGAGCACTTGGCAGAGACATCATCACAGCAACAACAAATAGGATTAATTTGATATGAGAAAGTTAAAATTCGATGGCTTTAGCGCATTTATTTTTATTATTTGCATCATTAATTTAGTACTTACGGTTGCGGTCTTATTTTTGCCTGAAGAAAGCGCAACGACAGAACGCATGAAAGTGCCACATCAAGGTAATGATAGTAGGTCGGTGTCCTTACCGGAACCTAACTATTGAAGGTTTTTGGTCATTTACTGTCAACACTTAAAACTGTGTTGGCAACTATTATATTTCAATTTCTATGATATCCATTTATAAGTCTTTGTTTAATTTCATGCAGACTATTTTTACCATAATCCGAAATTTGATTGTCATATTTTTCAATGACTATATCTATTTCATGCTCAAAAGAACCGATTGACTGGGCGCTCACAGATAAACGGGTTAACTTATGTACCGCTTCCCAATAAGCGCTTTCCTTAAAATGATCCATTGCCTTAACTCCGTTAGTGCACCATTTTTAAATATAGCGCACATTGAAATAAATAAAAAATAATTTCCTGCTTGTAATACGATATATTTTTGTTTTATCCTGTTGATTGCCTAAAACCAAATCAAACTAAAACCCCACCAATTCAACTGACTGAAAAACATTTTACAGTGTCTGATAATTCCCACATTTAGTTTAATAAATGCATGACTGATACAGCGCATGCACCTTTATATTTACTGGCTGAACAAATTGCCAATGCCAAAACGCGAGATGAAAAAATTGCGTTAGCAGCAAAGTGTCCTGGTCCTTACTTGGCTATTTTACGTAAACAAGTTCGCACCATTTATGACAAACGCAATATTGTTAAGCCTGCTAAAAAAACACTGCCTGCCTGTTTTATCTCGCTAAAACTGCGCTTAAAGCGCAAAAACAGGAAGGCTAATGGAAAAACTAAAGCAACAACTGACAAACCATGAAGGTGTTGAGCTGATGCCTTATCTATGTACATCTGGTGAATTGACCATAGGGGTGGGTAGAAACTTGGCGCGACGCGGTATTACCGCCCAAGAAGCTGACTTTATGCTTGAAAATGATATTGCTTTATTTACTGAGCTTGTCACTAACTCAATTGATACTTCACAGTGTAATGAACCGCGCTTAGCAGTGCTGATTAATATGGCCTTTAACCTTGGCATTACAGGCTTGCTTAAGTTTAAAAATACCCTTCATGCAGTTGAATTTGGGCAATACGATTTAGCGGCTGCTGAAATGCTCAATAGTAAGTGGGCCTCTCAAGTTGGGGATAGAGCAACCCAGCTTTCTCTTCAGATGGAAACAGGGTTATGGCAAGGAGTCAGTACCAAGGAGTGTAACTAATGAATACTGAACAAGAAAACCAATTATTCAAAAGCCTAGGTTCAATTGAATCAACCCAAGAAGCCATTTTAAAATCTATCGTTGATATTAAAACAGACATTCACAAATCTCTAGAAACCGTTAATAGCCGCATTGATAAAGTAGAAATGCGCGTTAAAGACGTTGAAACCAAAACGGATGCCCGCCTTGAAAAAGTAGAAACCAAAGTCACCAATACCCGTATTAAATTAGCGGCAAGCGGTGGAGCAGGTGGTTTACTGGTTTTGCTATTGGCTGAATTATTAAAAACGGGCGGTATTTAATATGGCCCACGGTTTGGACATCAAAAACGCTGTGAGACACAGCTATGTAACTGAGCTGTTAGCCATGTCTGTTGCTGCAATCAAAAACTCTGTCTCTGAAGGCACTGCACGGCGCTGGAAAATGGAGGCAAAAGACAATGGTGATGACTGGGAATTAGCACGTACCGCTACACGTAGAAGTGAAGGCCCAATGGGTGAATTTACCAGTGACTTTATTGAAGAATTCACCGTCCAGGTCAATGAAACCTTCACCATGCTCAAGCAAGAAAATGAAGGTATGAGCCTTGAACAAAGGACTAAGATACTGTCTAGCCTCACCGACATGATGGCTAAAGTCATGAAACACTCAGGTGGTAATAAAAAACTACAAAAACGCACTTTTGCTTTTGAAGTACTTAAGCTTTTAACCAAATTTATATCTACACAGCACCCTAAACTTGCACCCGCTTTTGTTGACATATTAACGTCATTTTCAGCGCGTATCGATAGTGAGTTTGATGACTAATGGCGGATATGAATTCTAAAGATTTTTTAACTGAAATTGAGAAACTTGCAGGGTCACTTCGCCGTGATATCGAAGCCAAAGAACGTGATATTGACCCAAGCCCAAAGGCGATAAAAGCGCGTCGAAAAAGGGTGCTTGCAGGGGATTTTGAATACTTTGTTTATACCTATTTTCCACATCACATGTGGCTGGATGAAGGGCAAAAAACATCTGAATTTCAAGACTATTTTATGAAGTGGTTTCCTGAAGCTTTAAAGATTAAGAACGGTTGGAAAAACTGGTTTGTTGCACCGCGTGGTGAAGGTAAATCAACATTAGCGGTCAAACTTGCACCTATCTATGTGGCCATTCAAGCCCTGTTACAAGATGAGGATGTACGTAAAGAACTGGGCCTAGAAGCGCCTCCTGTATTTATCGATTATATGATTTTGTTTGGTGCTGAAACCAAGATGCCAACCAAAACCTTGGAAGTGGTAAAAACTGAATTACTCAACAATAACAACCTGGCGTTAGACTTTCCTGAAGTATGCCAACCTTCACCCCTTTGGAAAATTGGCGAATTTGCCACAATCCAAGGCGTGCGATTTGAAAGTAAAGGCTCTGAACAAGCAGTGCGGGGCGCATTCAGCGGTGCCAGTCGGCCAAAGCTCTTAATGTGTGATGACATTATCACAGATAAAGAAGCCAAATCGGCAACAGAGCGAGAATCAAGATGGCGCTTTATTGAAGCGGCAGTGCAATACCTTGGCCCACCTGACGGCACTGTAAAATTCTTAGGTGTTAATACCGTACTTAACAATGATGACCCGATTTCACGCGCTGAAACTGCCCCTGGTCATATCGTGCATAAGTTCAAAGCCATTATGCAGTTTCCAGAGAATATGGACCTGTGGAATGAATGTCGTGAGTTGATGTTGCTGGATGATAAAACCTTTGAAAAGCGCTTTGCTGCGAAGGGGAAAGCAATATCAAAAGAAGATAAACCTTCCTATAAATTCTGGTTAAAACACAAACGCGTGATGAGCAAAGGCTCAAAAACCAGCTGGCCCAGTGTGCGTACTTTATATGATTTGATGTGTATGTGGGCTGCCAATAAACGTGAGTTTAATCGCGAGATGCAAGGCATTGCCAAATCAGATGAAGAAGCCATATTTTACCAGTTCGAATTTTGGGTAGATAGGCTAAATGATTGGGTGGCGTATGGTGCTTGCGACCCATCAATGGGTAAGTCTGAAAAAGCCGACCCGTCTGCGCTTTTAGTGGGGCTGTATAGCCGTGACTTAGGCAAACTCCATCTTGAATATGAGAGCCGAAAAGTCCGTGGTGCCAGTCGTTTATTGAATGATTTAATTCGCTGTCAAAAAGAATACGGCTGTGTGCTATGGGGCTTTGAAAATAACACCGCTTTTGAATATATGCGCAGTGACTTTATTAAGCGCGGTTTAGAGCAACACATTGCATTACCACTTCGCGGCGTCACCGCAACAATTAGCCAGGAAGAACGCATTGGTGCACTTGAACCCTTTGTGACAAATACCCCTGCACAAATTGCCTTTCATACAAAATGCCGCCTAGTCATGGACGAGCTTGAAAACTGGCCTGATAAACAAACCCATCATCATTATGATTTGAGCTCTGCACTGACTATTTTATGGATGGTAGCAAGCACGGGTGCCGGGGGCATGCCGCGTATTGGCAGTCGAAAAGTAACAAAGAATATCAGAGGCTACCATGTCTAATAAAACGACGAATAAAGTGACAAGTAAAACAGCTAAAAAGCCCAAACTAAACAGTAAAACGTTTGGTAAGTTATTACGTTTATTTAATCAAAACCAAACCGACCCCAACATGTGGGGCCATATCAAAGAGCTGCCAAATCCTGACCCAATCCTCAGAAAAGCAGGTAAAACGGCTGAGGTTTATGAAGAGATTTCACGGGATGGCCATGTCATCGCAGAGCTTAGAACCCTACGCTCTGGCATGTTCGCATTTAATGCCGAATTGGTGCCAGGCGGTGATGATGCAGCGAGTATGAAAAGCTATGAAATCGCCAAAGCTTTTATGGCTAAAAAACCTGACACCAATACCGAATGGGCGGACTTAGATTGGCACAATTACAGTGCGATTTTAAACGGTTTTAGTGTGCTGCATTTGGGGGCGTATGAAAAAAAAGACGGTTATTGGTTACCAACAAAAGTACAAAGTTGGCAGGGCAGTCGTTTTGCTTTTGATGGTGAACACAACTTATTAGTGAAAACCAAGGAAGCACCTAGAGGCGAGGAAACAGACCCCACCCGATGGACGTGTGTCAGGCATATGCCCACCGCGAAAAATCCGTATGGCATTGCATTATTAAGCAGTTGTTTTTGGCCGTGGACCTTTAAACATGGCGGGTTTAAGTTTTTTGTACAATTAACTGAACGCTTTGGTATTCCATTTCCCATAGGAAAATATCCCGTTGGTGCACAAGATAAAGACATTGAAGCATTGTTAGAGGGACTCACGAATTTAGTACAAGATGGTGTGGCTGCCATACCTGATGATACCCGTGTTGAAATCTTAGAAAGTAAGTTAAGTGGTGAGCCTGTACCACTGCAACTGATTAACTTATGTAATAGTGAAATCAGTAAAATACTCACTAGTCAAACACTCGCAACCGAGCAAAAAAATGGCGGTGCCAGGGCTGCCAGTGAAACCCATGCAAAACGCGCAGGTGAAAATCAGCGTGCTGATAGGGCGCTTGTGGCATCTGCCAGAAACCAGATTTTATCAGCCATTCATGATGTCAATTTTGATAGTGGCGTTGCGCCTAAATACATCTACAAAGATAAAAAAGAAATCAATTTAGAGACGGTAAATCGGGTAAAAGAAACAGCCCGTATTGTGCCAATTAGCGTTGATTGGGCATATCAAGAATTGGGCGTGCCTGCCCCTAAAGACGGCGAGGAAATTCTTGAAATTAAAGAGGAGGAAAAAGGCATTGCAACCCCTGCAAAATCGGACTTTTCAAAGTATGAATCAAATCCAAATAATCAAAGTAACCAGAGTAATCAAGGCTCACAAGCACAATTTGATGAATTCGACCGAGCAACTGAAGTTGAGATAGATAAAATTTGGCAGTACGCCAAAAACGCAGATTCATTAACAGATTTAAAAATCAAAATAACCGAAGCATTCCCTGAAATAACCCAAGGTGCCTTAGTTGATATCACAAAATCAGCTTTTGAACTTGAGTTTTTACAAGGTATGGATGACGAAAATAAAACAGTAACAATCGACGATGTGGAGATAAACAATGACTGACATAAATGCTATACCCCAAGGCTTTAAAAAGGATGGTAAAGGTAATTTAGTGGCACTGGCTAATATAAAACAAACCGACTTAATACGGGATGAATTTGTATATAAAGCCATAGCACAAGCTAAAAAAATGCAACTTGAACTGGCACAATTTAAAGAAAACCAAATGTCTGAAGCCGATGAGTTCATAGAATTATTAGCCCAAGAGCATGACGTTAAACTGGGCGGTAAAAAAGGCAATATTACACTTCGCTCATTTGACCACAAGCTCAAAGTCACACTACAAAATCAAGAACGAATTGAACTTGGCCCACAGCTGATAATCGCTAAACAATTAATTGATGAATGCTTAGAGACCTGGACACAAGATGGAAATCAGAATATTCAAATCATTGTTAATAATGTCTTTAATACCGACAAAGAAGGCACGATAAACCCGCAGCGGATTTTAAGCCTACGCAAATATGAAATCACGGATAACTCTGGTAAATGGCAAAAAGCCATGGATTTAATCGCAGAGTCAGTTGATGTGGTGGATTCATGTCGTTTTATTCGCTTTTATGAGACAGATGAAAACGGTAAAGAGCAGCCAATTTCACTCGATATTGCCAAACTTTAGGGGTTAATTATGTCAATTACGAAAGCGCAATGGGCAGCAATAGAAACCGAATTGAAAGGCTTTCTGCCGACTGTAAATTTTAAGCTGGGTGATGATGAAATCAATATTTCAAAAGTCAGAGCATCAGAGAATAAATTTGAATTAGGGGTGTTCATCAATGGAGACATTAAAGGTGACTGGTATCTCGGCGAAAAAGTACGCCCAGCGTGTATTGAGCAGGTTTGGAAAAAGAAAACAAAAGCAATTTATAGCCCTAAACGCATTAAAGAAATTGAAAAGGCTTGGGGTAAACGCCTTGCTAAAAAAGAATTTACCAATTTACACGATAAAATAACGTATCACTTACCATACTTTTCAAAAGCCAGCATATTAGTTCGCCAGTTCAAGAAAATCGAAGGTTTAGAACTTATCCCAAAAAAGGAAACTGAATAATGGAACCGATTTCAATTGCGTTAGCATTGGCTAAATTAACAGGGTTTGATAAGCAAGTAGGGCGCTGGCTTGGGGGTGATAATGGCGAAGAAGTTGCAAGCTCTGTCGTTGATATGGCGCAAATAATTACAGGTGCAAAATCACCTGAATATGCCCTACAAGAAATTCAAAAGTCTGAACAATTTCAAAAGCAATTAACACAGGCACTGATAACGTCTGAAAAAGAGTTAAATAAACTCGCTTTTGAAAATACCCAGGATGCCAGAGCCATGCAAATTCAGGCTTTGGCGCAAAATGATAAATTTTCTAAAAGATTTATTTATTATTTTGCTGCTTTTTGGTCTATATTTTCTGTTGTATATATTGTTTGTATTACCTTTGTCTCCATACCTCAAGATTCTGTCAGATTTGCGGATACTATCTTAGGTTTTATCCTTGGCACTGTAATTGCGACTATTATTAATTTCTTTTTTGGTAGTAGCTCAGGCAATGAAAAACGTACTGAAAGTCTCGACTTACAAGACGTTTTAAGCAAGGTTTAACAATTTATGCCTAACACAAACCTACAATATGGCGACCTGATACAGTTTCAGGAAGCCATTTTTTATTTTCGCCAAAAAGTACAAATACCCACAGACACCTGGCGTGATTTACAAGGCATGATCCATTCAAAAGCCTTTACAGTTGCGGGTGCTAACAAAACTCAATTACTCAATGATTTTAATCAAGCAATAGACAAAGCCATAACCAGTGGTGAAACCATCACGCAGTTTAGAAAGCGTTTTGATGAAATCGTAAAGGATCATGGTTGGTCATATAAAGGTAAACGCGGCTGGCGAACCCACGTTATTTATCAGAATAACAAAAATACGGCACGGGCCGCTGGTAGATGGCAACAACAAGAAAGATTAAAACAAAGACGGCCATATTTAATGTATTTAACTGCGGGAGATTTGCGCGTAAGACCTGAACATGGTTCATGGCATAAAATTGTATTGCACATTGATCATGAATTCTGGTTTTCACATTATCCACCCAATGGCTGGGGTTGCAGATGTAAAGTCGTCTCATTAAATAGCCGTGACATTAAACGATTAAATGTAAAAATAACCGATCAGGATAAATTGATTGATGTGGTTACAGTTGATGAAAAAACGGGAGGCTTAACAGGAATTGATTTAGGTTGGGATTATAATCCTGGTAAAGCTTGGTTGGGTCCAGACATTGTACTTGGAAAATCACTTATTGAAATGCCAGCTAATATAAGAGACATCGCAATACCAGAATTTAATAAAAGCATCTTGAAATCTAAACCTCACTATATAAATGTAGTAAATGAAATTGCAGCCAAAGTCGCATTAGATAAATTTAAAGATGATCAAAAGGTTTTTACACTGGGCTATATTGCCAGTGAAGAAATTACGAAGTTATTAAATAAAGCTAAACCCATATTAAATAGTTTGATCACAATAAGCTCAGCTGAAATTGCCTCATTATTAAAATCTGGTGTTCGGCTTGAAGTTTTAACCCAGTTGATGAATACATTGCATGATGCTAACTTATATAAATATCGCAATGGCATGTTAGAAATTATGGATACAGATATTAAAGTTAAAATATCAGAGCCTTTTAACACAATCACAATATCCAATGTATTTTATTCTAAATTCTAAGGACCATAATTGACAGTAAGATGTTTAAACCAGATTTAAACAGGCTTTAAACGGTGTTTAAACATCGTTTAAAGATTTTAAAATGATCGGTTTTAATCTAATTTTAAACGTCGAATGAACGAAAATGAGTGTAAAATGGGTCAGAATGAACAAATTATTCTAAATTCCAATGTCCGAAGTGATTTTTTAAAGATGGCGTTTAAACACGAAGAAGTCAGTAAAAGTAGGGCGTCCAGAGGTTTAAAATCTAAAATCCTATCCTTTGTTTAA